GCGTAGTAATAATCCTGAGTATGTGGCACGAGCAAGAGACCTGGCAGCAAAAGGTCTGTTGGAGATTCACGAAAATCTGACTAAGAATGAATACTATGCCTTGGTCAACGATAGCCGTGTGCTGTTCAACTGTGCGTTACAGGATTGGGTGTCCAACACTGTCAGCGAAGCTGATACCTTAGGTTGTAATGTGCTGTATCCGGCTTATAGATCGTTTCCAGAAACGTTTGCTAACGATCCCAATAGACTGTACATTCCTTGGTCTGAAGATGATGCCTACGAAAAACTCAAGCTGTTATTGAATGCACCACATCACAACATGGGTCTAATCAGCGACTGGAACAATGGCACAATTGATCGTATTGTGGATATCATCACTGACAATCATCGGGCAAGATGGGATCGTTCAGACAATCGTTATAGAGATCATGTTGCCAAGGCCAAGTATCCTGTTAGAAAGATCGAATAACATGAGTTTCCAACAGCTTTTTGATTTTGAATCTGCACTAGCTGAGTACACAGGTGCTCCGTATGTGGTTGTCACAGACGGATGCACCCATGCCATCGAACTTTGTTTACGGTTTGATATAGTTAGGTATTGTGAGTTCACTCCGTTTACCTACTTGAGTATCCCACAGTTGATGCATCAACTGGATATATCTTATCACTATCGACCAGATCCCTGGTCCAGCATTGGCGAGTATCGTTTCCACAACACTCGTATCTGGGACAGTGCCCGAAGACTAGAACGTGGTATGTATCGCGCAGGCCGACTGCAATGTGTGAGTTTCGGGCACGGTAAGCCTTTGCAGTTGGGCAAAGCCGGAGCTATCTTGTTGGACAATGCAGCAGATTATCAAGCCTTGAGTTGTATGCGTAGCGATGGTAGGGATCTTAAGATCACACCCTGGCAAGATCAAGAAGTGATCTATCAGGGCTTCCATTACTGTCCTACCTTAGAAACCTGTGAGTTGGGCATTAGAGAATTGCCAAATGTAACACAAGGCATTACAACACAAGTATATCCAAACTTACGTGAAATTAATATTATTAGTTGACTACAACCTAAATACTCTGTACAATAGTACATGACTGGCAATCCACTGCCTAAACATCGGAGATATACATTGCAAGAAAAACATTTATCACAAGTGATTCGTCAGCGTTTACAGGCGGACGGCAAAAGATTTTGGGCAGGGGACAATATTTCTGCTTACATTTCACAAGAAGAAAAGACTCAATTAGTAGACGAACTCACACTGAAATTCGAAGATGTATTACAAAGTCTAGTTATTGATACTGTTACAGATCCCAATAGTCGCGGTACTGCACATAGATTAGCTAAAATGTATGTGTATGAAATTATGGCAGGTAGATATGATACAGCACCAGATGCAACGGCTTTTCCGAATGATTCAGCGGATCGTTATGAAGGTATGCTCGTTGTCCGCAGTGAGCTACGTAGTATGTGTAGTCATCATCATCAACCTGTGGTTGGTGTGGCTTACATCGGCATCATCGCTGCCAATAAACTTATTGGCCTCAGCAAGTATACTCGTATCGCTCAGTGGTGTGCTCGCCGCGGCACGCTCCAGGAAGAACTCTGCAACGACATTGCACGAGAAATAATGCGAGCTACTGATAGCGAGAACGTGGGTGTTTATTTAGAGGCAGAACACGGATGTTGCACCAACAGGGGCATAATGGCACACAGTAGTCTAACACAGACCACTGTACTTAAAGGTTCTTTTTTGACAGATGCCAGCACAAAGAAAGAGTTCTTTGACAATATTGCTTTACAATCAAGAAACGGTAAGTAATGTATCACAGCGGCCTTTCTGGCATTCACTCCCGCTTTATAAACTCTGCATGCCTATGCTATAATATATCATAGGAGATCAACATGGCAAATCAACCAATTCAATACCGATACACTTCAACAAAAGAGTATCACGATGCTTTTCCTTGTGCCTACAGACAGTGGCGAGCAGATAGCCATTGTAATCTAATTCATGGCTATAGTTTTAGCATGAAGTTTTACTTTGGTACCAATGACTTAGATGTACGCAACTGGGCAGCAGACTACGGTGGACTCAAAGAGTTGAAAGGTATCTTGGAAGATCAATTTGATCACACATTGCTTGTAAGCGAAGATGATCCAGAACTGGAAACATACCGGTTATTAGAAGCCAAGAACATGGCCAAGCTAACTATATTACCACGTCTGGGTTGTGAAGGATTGAGTGAGATGCTGTACCGGTATGTGAATGGTGTTTATATTCCCGACATGTGGGGACAGGCAGAAGCTGATAGGCTTTGGTGCTATCGTGTAGAAGTGCGTGAAACACAAAGTAACATGGCGTTCCGTGAAGGGCATAGAGAATGGAAGGAGGATCTGTTTGAGTAAATTCAACATTGGAAAGATTTCAATCGGCGGGAATTCTCCCTTGGTTCTCGTTGCTGGACCATGTCAGATTGAAAGCGAACCACATGCTCAAGACATGGTTGGATCAATCTTGGATATTACAAGGCCATTGGGTATACCCGTTATCTATAAAAGCAGTTTTGACAAAGCCAATCGATCAAGTTCACAAACACCTCGCGGTGTTGGCATTGATACAGGTTTAAAAATCCTCAATGGTATAAAACATCGATACGGCGTTCCGGTATTGACTGACATACACGAAAGTTATCAGGCTGAACTGTGTGCAGCAGCCGGCATTGATGTTCTGCAGATCCCAGCATTTCTATGTCGTCAAACGGATCTATTGTTGGCTGCAGGAGAAACTGGTTGTGCGATCAATATCAAAAAAGGACAGTTCCTGGCGCCACAAGACATGAAAAACGTGGCAGACAAAATTGCTTCAACAGGCAATAGACGTATTATGCTATGCGAAAGAGGATATACACATGGATACAATAATCTTGTGGTTGACATGCGCAGTCTACCTATCATGGCAGATACTGGTTATCCCGTGGTTTATGATGCAACACATAGTGTGCAGCAGCCTGGAGCACTTGGCACATCATCAGGCGGCGACAGACGGATGGTACCATACTTGGCACGGGCAGCCGTAGCCACAGGATGTGTCAATGCAGTATTCATTGAAACACACCAAGATCCAGACTCTGCACCCAGTGATGGCCCCAACATGATTCCACTAAACAAGTTGGAGAATCTGTTGCAACAACTTAAATCTATACATGACAATGTCAGAACCTTCTCAACACTCAATTAGTATCTTACTTCCAACACGCGGACGCACCGCTGCCTTGAAGCGCAGCATCATGAGTCTGGTCAACTTGGCTCACAATCCCCGAGAACTACAGATTCTGGTGGGATTTGACACGGACGATTCTGCATCATCAGATTACTTTATTCAGCACATTGCACCTGAGATCGATCAGTCCGGGGCCAGTTATACTTGCATGGCATTTGAGCCCATGGGCTATATTAGATTAAATGAATATGTCAACGCCTTGGCCCGGGTAGCCACCGGTGGGTGGTTGATGTTCTGGAACGATGATGCCTTTATGGAAAGTGCCGACTGGGACACAGAAATTGTAAAGCACACAGGCAAGTTCTGTTGTTTACGCATGCCCACTCACAACTCTCATCCTTATGCTATCTTTCCTATAGTTCCCAGGGCCTGGTACGAACTGTTTGGTTATTTGAGCAGCCATCAGATTTCTGATGCCTGGATTAGCCAGATCAGTTACATGCTGGATATTATGGTCACTGTACCTATCCAGGTAGTTCACGATCGACACGATCTCACTGGCAATAATGACGACGATACATTTAAAAATCGACCCATGCTGGAAGGCAATCCCAATCATCCACGTGATTTTAATTATGTAGACTGGCGCAAGCGACGTTTCCAAGACGCTGTAACGATCAACCAACATCTTGAAAGTATTGGGCAAAGCACCAAATGGTTTCACAATGTAGTAGAAGGAAAACAATCACCTTGGGAAAAGATGTGCGGCCCAGAGTTTGATCCAAATAAACAGCTAATGCAATATAAATGACACAAGACATCAGAGAACGAATTATTGAATACTGGAATCGGCAGCCCTGCAACATAGGTCATAGCGATTATGAAGTAGGCACACCAGAATATTTTGAAGCTGTCACTGCCAAACGTTATCGTGCAGAGCCACATATCTTGGATTTTGCCGGCTTTCACTTATGGCGTGGTGCTCGTGTATTAGAGATTGGTTGCGGCATTGGCACAGATGCAGAACAGTTTGCCAGACACGGTGCCGAATATGTGGGCATTGATCTTTCCCAAGACAGCCTGGCCATTTGCCGACAACGTTTTCAAACCTTGGATTTACCAGGCGACTTTGTGCATTGCGATGTAACAGATTCAAAAGCCTTGCAAGAATTGGGTCAGTTTGATTTGGTCTACAGCTACGGTGTACTGCATCACTTTCCGGGCATGCGTGATCATTTGGAAAATATCAGCACAGTTATGAACTCTGCAGCAGAACTTAGATTCATGGTGTATGCACGTGACTCCTGGAAGTATGCCATGATACAAAAGGGCCTGGATCAGTTTGAAGCACAGGCTGGATGTCCTTATGCTGACGCATACACTCGAGAAGAGATCACAGAACTTGTGCAAGGGCTGTATAAGATTGAACGCATTAGACAAGATCATTGCTTCATGTACAACGTACCTAAATACAAACAAGGTATATTTGAATTAGAACCTTGGTTCGAGGCCATGCTGCCTGTCATGCGTGATGCTGTAAAAGAGTACCTAGGGTGGCATCTGCTGGTTAAGGCAAGAAAGTCGTGAAGAAAGTTCTTTATGTAACTGGATGCTTAGGATTCATAGGCATACACATTACACAACTTCTGCTGGACCGCGGATGGTATGTAATTGGTGTGGATAAAATGACCTATGCCAGCAATCAATCTTGGTTGGCCAAGTTTAATCAATACCCGAACTTTACATTTTTACCACAAGATATAAACGACCTAGAACCTTTACGCGACTGCGATTACTTTATTAATGCCGCAGCAGAAACACACGTGGACAATTCAATCATGGCCAGTGATGTTTTTATCAAAAGCAATGTGCGAGGTATACACCATATACTAGAACTGCTGCGTGTGATTCCAGCCTACAAGCGTCCAGTATTACTACACTTTTCCACAGATGAAGTTTATGGCGACATTGAATCGGGCTCGCATACAGAAGAACATAAGCTGAATCCCAGTAATCCTTATTCAGCATCTAAGGCTGCTGCAGACATGCTGATCAATGCTTGGGCTCGCACATACGGTATTCCTTATGTGATTGTTAGACCCACCAACAACTACGGCATCGGACAGTATGTGGAAAAGCTAATACCTAAGAGTGTGAAATATTTAGAACTAGGCAAGCCTATAGACCTGCACGATCGTGGAGAACCACGTCGCACTTGGTTACACGCTACTGACACAGCCCGGGCAGTTGCTGTGATCATCGATGCTGGGGTTAAGAACGAAATATACAACATTTCAGGTAATACAGAATTATCTAATCGTATCGTAGTGCAAAAGATCTTGGCCAAATATTTTAACAACGGTGAAGATTACAAAACCACCTGGTTAGATTATGTGATTGATTCAGAACGTGCAGGACAAGATGTCAGATATAGCATTGACGACACAAAACTAAAGAGCCTGGGTTGGTCGGCTCAAGCAGAATTTGACACAGAGTTGTCAACAGTGGTACAATATTATAAGGACAATTTTGTATGGTAAAAAATTATCTAGTTAGTGCAGTAAGACCAATACGCAACGGCTGGATGAATCTTGCCAGCACTGAACTTTACAAAGATTATCAAACAATGTATGATATCAGTTTAGCATCATATCGTAAGTTTGTAGTGGAACCATTTGAAGCTATATTATGGGATGACCCGGTAACTGACAACGAAGAATACACCAAACTTAATTGGAAGGTAATTAAGCAACTATGGCACAGCGAACCTTGTAACATATTCTGGGCCGGGGCCGATACCTTAATGATTGCTCCTACAGAATTATTCGGCAATAGATTTGTTGATTATAGATTGTTCAACTACACTGACCCTAAAGAAAATAATGGCTCTGCATACTACAATAATGATATACAGTATTTTCCTCACACTATGAAACAACATGTATGGGATCTCGGAGACGAGTTATGGAGTCAATGCAACACTCATCCGGAACGAAATTGGGGTTTTGATCAGATACGAAACAATGCTATGTTTTGGAGTCAAGACATATTGGATCCACATCATCCCGAAATGGCATATCAGGCAATGAACCTGCGAAGTCTTGATCCTCATATAATAAATTGGCACAATGAATGGAACGGCATTACAATTGATAAGGCACATATATTACATTTTCATGCTAGCCGAGGAAGCCGCGCTGTAATAAATTTAATGCAGACAGTAAGTAACAAATTATGAAACATATTCTTGAACAAATAAAACAATATGTTGATGAGAAACAAGCTAACCGAACATGGGTTGCAGGAAAAGACTTTGTAAACTATGCCGGCACTTACTATGATAGCGATGAATTTGTTGCTGGTGTAGAGAGTCTTCTTAAAGGCTGGTTAGTTATGGGAGATGATGGACTAAAATTTGAACGTGAATTCCCACGTCAGTTTGGCAAGACACATGGTATCCTGACCAACTCTGGCAGCAGTAGTAATTTGTTGATGATAAGTGCCTTGACTAGCAAACGTGGTCACAACTTTCCCAAGGGCACTCGAGTATTGATGCCCATTGCTGGCTTTCCCACCACAGTTAATCCCACCATACAGTTGGGCCTGGTGCCTGTATTCGTAGATATCGAGCTAGACACATTGAACATTGATCTGGACCAAGCAGAGGACATATTAAAAAACGATCCCTATATTAAAATCATCACCTTTGCACATGTACTGGGCAATCCGCCTAATATGGATCGCGTGATGGAGTTGGTTGATCGCTATAAGTTAATTTTGTTAGAAGATTGCTGTGATGCACTAGGCAGCACATACAACAGTAAGCCGTTGGGTAGTTTTGGTCTTATGTCATCATGTAGTTTTTATCCGGCGCACCACATGACCATGGGCGAAGGTGGTTTTGTTGCCACCAGTGACCCGCAGACAGATATCATTTTGCGAAGTTTTCGAGAATGGGGCCGTGGTTGCTATTGTGTGGGTCCAGAAGCCAACAAACTGAAGTGTGGCACCTGCGGCAAAAGATTCAATAACTGGATTCCTGCCCTGCCGGACGAGGTATTCGATCACAAATATGTATACGATGAGATTGGATACAATTTGAAACCCATTGAGCTACAGGCCAGCATGGGACTACAGCAGTTAAAGAAGCTGCCAGAGATTCATGCCCTTCGCCGTCGTAACTACCAATTGCTGTTCGACATCTATAAGAAATATGAGCAATGGTTCCATCTGCCACGTGCCCAGGATCGATCAGACCCCAGCTGGTTCGCTTTCCCTGTAACTGTACGTGCAGATGCTGGATTCCATCGCAGCGATATGGTGGACTATCTGGAAGAGAATCTGATTCAAACACGCCCGTACTTTGCTGGTAACATCATGCTGCAACCGGCCTATAGCCATTTGATGGATCCGCAGCGAGCCAAGGATGACTTCCCCATGGCCACACACGCCATGACTCATACCTATTTTCATGGTACTAGTCCTGTGATCACTCCTGAACAGATTGCTTACATTGGTGAGAAGGTTGACGGATTCATGAGTTTAATTGTATAATGTTTTTAGAATGGAGAAATAAATGAAAGGTTCGCAATATGTTGCTAAGTTTTTAAAGGCTGTTGGTGCAAATAAAGTATTTCAAGTGCAAGGCGGTGCAATTTCTTTTTTGGTTGACTCAATTGCGTTAGAACCCGACATGGAAGTGATTTGTTTCCAACACGAACAAGCTGCTGCCATGGCTGCTGATGCACTATGGCGCACCAACAGACAACTGGGAGTATCGATGGCCACTTCTGGTCCTGGTGCCAGTAACTTGATCACAGGAATTGCCTGCGGATATTATGATTCAATACCTAGTCTGCACATTGCAGGGCAAGTAAATTACGAAGAACAAAAACTCTATCGTGGGGCGGCAGTACGTCAGGCCGGCTTTCAGCAGATGGACATTGTCAGCATGATCAAGCCTGTGTGTAAGTACGCTGTGGCAGTTTCTACACATGATCAAATGCGTCGTGAACTCAAACGCTGTGTTGAAGAAGCATATCATGGCAGAATGGGCCCGGTGCTGATTGACATTCCAATGAATCTACAAAATGCCGAAATGGGCAATGATGAACTGTTGTTGCCAGATCCAACAGAACAATTGCCTGTGACAACCACAGTGACTGCCGAGACGTTGGCAGATCAAATTGATCAATTCTTGTCTTCCGCGCAACGTCCTTTGGTTATCTTTGGCGCAGGTGTTGGATTAGCCGGATCTCAACAACACTTAGAACAGTGGCTAAACAACAATGATGTACCGTTTGTAGCCACATGGGCTAGTTTGAATTATTTCAACCATGTTTCTGCCAATTATATTGGACACTTTGGTGTGTATGGCAATCGAGGTGGAAACAACGCTATTCAAAACGCCGATGCTATTCTTGTGCTGGGGTCGAGGCTAGACAATCGTCAACGTTCAGGTAATCCAGCAAACTTTGCCCCTAATGCTCGTTTCTTGGTAGTAGATCTTGATCCTGCTGAATTAGAAAAATTAGATCCCGAAAGATATCAAGGTCAAGCGTGGTTTGACTTGAGAAACTTGCCAACAGTGCTACAAATTACAAAGAAACCTGCAGTATCAACTGAATGGCAAAACTACCTACAATTAATGAAGAGTCGCTATTTCAACAAGGATACCAGTGGCTACAGTCGAGAACACGGCACAATGAGTCCGTATCTTGCAGTAGAAAAATTATTAGGATTGGCCGACAACCGTGCTGTAATTACTACTGATGCCGGAGCCAACCATTGCTGGGTATATCAAACATTCTACAAAGACAGTGACCAACTGTTGATGACCAGCTCTGGGCACTATGCAATGGGCTATGCGTTACCAGCCAGCATAGGCGCTGCCTTAGTTGAACCCGATCGTCAACAAATCTGTTGCAATGGCGATGGTGGGATTCAGATGAACCTGCAAGAATTGCAAACAGTCAAGGAATACGATTTAGACATCAAGGTAGTAATTTTCAACAACAACAGACTTGGTATGATTTGCCAATTCCAAGACTCTTATATGGGTGGTCGGCATTTTGCCACAGACAAAGGACCGGGTCGCCCTGACTTTGCCAAGATAGCACAGGCATTTGATTTTGATTATGTACCGGTAAACTCTCTGGATGACATTGACGGTGACATTTTGAGACCAGGTCGTAGAATTATTGAAATCACAATTGATCCTGGCACACAGATTGAACCCAAACTGGAAATGGGTCGCCCAATAAACGATCAAAGTCCATTGGTTTCTGACTCAGAATTTGCAGAGGGAAATCCATTCTACAGCTACATTCGCAAAAAATGAAAATACTAATTACAGGTGCCGGTGGATTCATCGGGTCTTATCTCAGCCAGAATTTGTCTCAACACACTATACATTCTTTTTCACGCAGCAAACTTGATTTACTAGATGCTGTAGCTGTACATCGTCAGTTGAAAGACCAACAATACGACGCTGTAATACATTGTGCGTCTCGTGGACGTAATGATGCACGTAGCGTTGATTCAGGCATTGTGGCAGAAAATCTTACAGCTTGGCTCAACTTGCATTCAAATCGACATGATTTTGGCATGTTGATCAATTTGGCATCTGGTGCTGAATTTGATATTGATAAAAATATCGACAATGTGAATGAATTAGGCATTTGGAATTCGTTGCCCACACACAGTTACGGCCTAAGTAAAAATGCCATTGCACGATCAGTTCAGACAACCGACAATTTTTATAATTTAAGAATATTCGGATGCTTTGATCCCAGCGAAGACAATCGGCGACCTCTTAAACGCCTAACAGAACAATTGTCAAACGGTCAAGAATTCAGAATTGGTCAAGACAAAATGTTCGACATGGTTTCAATTGGAGATCTAACCACAGTGATCACAGCGGTTTTGGATAACAACATTCGTGATAAAGATCTAAATATAGTGTATAATCAAAAGTTCAAGCTGAGCGAGATAATGAAAATGTACGCAGAACTACATCAATTGGATTACAATTTAATTCGAGTTGACAACTTGGATTCAAACAACTATACTGGAAACGGATCACGACTAGCTGCATATAATCTTCCACTTATGGGTTTAGAACTTTCACTTAAAAATTATCAATGAAAAAAATACACTATTCTGACAGTCAAATCAAAGGCCAAGTACTAGAAATCCTTAGACAAATGCAACGGGACAACTGGTGTCCGGACTACGTTATTGGCCTAACCCGCGGCGGGCTGGTTCCGGCCAACATGATTAGCCAATACTTGGGTGTGCCCATGCATGCTCTACACGTCAGCCTGCGTGATAACGAAAAAGATTGCGAAAGCAACTTATGGATGGCCGAAGATGCATACGGTTATCTGGCTGATCCAAAACGTATTCTCGTTGTGGACGACATCAACGATTCAGGTGCCACCCTAAACTGGATCAAGCGTGATTGGGAAGGCGGCTGCTTGCCACAAGAAGAGGATCGCTGGCATGCTGTTTGGTCCGACACCACTCGTTTTGCTGTGTTAGTTGACAACCAAGACAGCCAATTTCATGGTATCAACTATTCTGCAGAAGAAATCAACAAGGCCGAAGAGGACTGTTGGTGTGTGTTTCCCTGGGAAGAATGGTGGAAGTAATGTTGACTTGGTCTAAATACCCTGCTATAATCAACTATACAACGGAGAATACAATTGTTCGGAACTAATGAAATTGTGGGTAAGAAGTATTTCAAGGATGCTCCTGCTGACAGCTTGTTTGTGACCAGTATGTTCTTTACCCTTCAAGGTGAAGGACCCTATGCCGGTATGCCCGCTTTGTTCATTCGTTTGGCCAAGTGTAATTTGGATTGCAGTTTCTGTGATACATTCTTCGATGACGGCGATTGGATGACTTATACTGAAATCGAAGCCAAGATGGACAAAACTATTGCTGATTTTTGGTTAGACAAGGGAAAAGAAATTCCCAGCTGGGCAGTTAAAGATGCAGCCGATTATACCTGGTCCAAGTCTCATCGGGCCAGCGGCAAAATTTATCCCAACATTGTTCTTGTCATGACCGGCGGCGAGCCACTTATTCAGGAAAACATTTCTAATTTCATGGCCAACCAATTGCCTGTTTTCAAAGAAGTACAAGTGGAAAGTAACGGCATTCCTGATACAGTAGTACCCCCCGGCGTTACCCTGGTTTGCAGTCCAAAGTGTATGGAAAAGAAAGGCGTAGCTATCAAGTATTTTGCACCCAGCAAGACCATCCTGGATCGTGCAGACTGCTTGAAGTTTGTGGTAAGTGCTGATCCTGCTAGTCCATATAGCAGCGTTCCTGATTGGGCGTTGGAGTGGAGAGATCGCACAGGCAAGCAAATCTACTGTAGTCCAATGAATGTGTACAACAGTTTACCACAACGGATCAAGCTGTTGCGTTCAGAAAAAGGCACCATTACTATGGCTGAGCGTAGTACTGTAGATGAGGTTATCAGCTTCTGGGAACCAGGTTTGCTAAACTTAGAAGCCAATCAGCGCAATCATGAATACACAGGTCAGTACTGTGTAGAGAACGGATTACGATTGAATCTACAACAACACTTGTATGCGAGCTTGGCCTAATGCTGATGCCCAGCGATGCTGGTGTGTGGCGGCGTATTGACCAAGCTTTTTGGAATCGTGCCCAATGGCAGTTAAAATTTGCATGGCGTCCACGACAATGTGAATTCAGTGGACAATGGATATGGTTCAAAATGGCTTATCAAGGTATGGCAGTCTACACAGGCCCAGGCTTGCCTGTGTATGAATATCGTTGGGTCACTCGAGAAGAATATATAATAGCTCGACTCAAAGGAAAGTTATGACCAACTCGGCCAAGGGTCGCAACAGTTTTGATGTCAATGTCGGAAACGTAGTTGTTCCATTCTTTAACAAGAACGTTACACCTTATCCCACAGAAGCCGGTGCACCTGCATTTGATCTAGTGCCTGTTACTCGACAGAAAGACATCATGCTGAACGTGGCTCGCATGCATGCCGAGCAAGAGTACAACAGGATTACGGAACTGGTTGATGTGTTGCAGAAACAAGCAGAACAAATTAAACGTAGATTAGATTTGACTGACATGGTGCATGCAGCCCGGTATGATTTTCAAATAGCACATGGCCAGACATACTGGTTGGTACAAGATACACGCAGGGACGAACTCATACTGTGTGGCATGGGACCAGACAGTTGGTCAGCTGGTGCACCTACTTGGTACGAGTATATTGTAGCAGTAAAGTGGTTAGGTGACCACACCTGGATAGAAGTAAAGGAATAATATGTTTGATAAATTAAAAAATATGTTTAAGAAAGCAGCACCAGCTGAACCAGTTCTAGAAGAAAAAAAGGTTGCCAAAAAGAAAACACCCAAGTCTGAAAAAGAGTTGGCTACCGAGCGCGGTGATCCTTATGTGGCTATACTTGGCATGGATGTAGATCCTGAAAATATCCATGCAGGTTCATTTGAACTGGACTGGAATGAAAAATTTGTGGCCAACTTGATACGTGCCGGTTATGTGGGCAAGACAGATTCAGACATTGTGGACCAATGGTTTCAGAATGTGTGTCGTCATGTGGTCATGGAAACCTGGGAACAAGAGCAGGCAATGAACCCAGAACCTAATCCGCAGAGATTCACACGCAGTCGTGACTTAGGTAATGGACGCACGGAGGTTTCGTGATACTCTATGTCAACGGCGACAGCCACACAGCAGCAGCCGAAGCTGTCAATGCTCATGCCTTTGCAGAAGACGATCCTTTCTTGAATTATTTGGGTCGCCTGCCTCATCCTGCTAACCTTGCAGTGAGTTGGGGTAAGAAATTGGCAGAGATTGTCAAGTTTGGATTTAAATGCGATGCGGAATCTGCTGCCAGCAATCAACGTATCATACGCACCACACGTCACTGGCTCAGTCAGCGTGTTCGACCAGCAGAAAATACCTTGGTCATAATTCAATGGTCAACTTGGGAAAGACAAGAGTGGTTGATTGAGAGTACCTATTATCAGGTCAATGCCAGTGGCATTGACCATGTTCCTGCCAGTCATCAACAGGCCTATAAAGAATATATTGCAGGCATTTCATGGCACGATGTTTGTGTTGCAGCACATCAATTGATTTGGGATTTCCACTTGGAATTGACTCAGCAAGGCATTCAGCATGTGTTTTTTAATGGCAATACAGCACTAGAAGAAATAGCTGTTGATCAAAGAATGGATTGGGGATCCAGTTATATAGAACCTTACAATGCCAAAATGACTTATAACCAGTGGCTTAGAAACAACAGTTTCGAAACAGTTGCACCAGATTCCTGGCATTTCGGCAAAGAAGCCCATAGTACTTGGGCGCATTTTGTGTTACAATACATTGTCAAACACAAACTTATTTAGGACTCAATGAAATACGTTCTTATAGATACAGCTAATCTGTTCTTTCGTGCCCGTCATGTGGCCTTCCGGGCCACAGACGAATGGGAGAAAGTTGGCTATGCTCTACACATAACTCTTAGTGCTGTAAACAAAGTGGTCACAAAATTTGGTGCAGATCATGTGGTATTTGCCTTGGAAGGTCGTAGTTGGCGCAAGGATGTGTATGCTCCCTACAAGCGTAATCGTTCGGATGCTAGAGCTGCACACACAGAAAAAGAACAAGCCGAGGACAAGTTGTTCTGGGAAACGTTTGATCACTTGACTAAATACTTGGCTGACAGTACCAACTGCTCAGTTGTCAGAAACCAAAACGCAGAAGCCGACGATATCATTGCACGTTGGATTGCGCTACACCCCCAAGATCATCATGTAATTATTTCAAGCGACACCGACTTTGTGCAACTCCTGTCAGAGAATGTGGATCAATACAACGGTATCACTGACGAATTACTGACCATCCGCGGAATTTTTGATGCCAAGGGTCGACCTGTAATTGACAAAAAAACCAAGCTACCCAAAACTATTCCCAACCCTGAATGGCTCTTGTTTGAAAAATGCATGCGCGGTGATTCCAGCGACAATGTGTTTTCGGCCTATCCCGGTGTGCGTGTCAAGGGTACCAAGAACAAGGTGGGGCTCACAGAAGCATTTGAAGACCGTAATAAACAAGGGTATGCCTGGAACAATCTTATGCTACAGCGTTGGACTGATCCCGACGGTGCAGAACACAGGGTATTGGATGACTATGAGCGTAATCGCATGTTGATTGACTTGCGTGCTCAACCTCCAGAAATCCAACAAGCAGTGGATAGCAGCATCTGTGCCATGATCAGTCACAAGGATATCGGA